CAGCAATTAAACGAAGTATTTCCAGAGGCAGTAGATACTAACGAAAGCCTAGCAGTTGGAAATATAAACTTGCTAGCTACTTTTGAAGGAAACAAAATAACTTTCAACGATAATAAAACAAGTGATTTAATACAAGTAGGCGTTAAAGTTCAATTAATGAATGAAGAATTTGTATTAAGAGAATTTGAAGTTACTGAAATTATAGATGAGTCAACTTTTATAGTAAATGATGAGGAGGATTTAATAACATCAATTAGTGGTAAGGTAGTTGGAACTATAGTAGATGATTTTCACACTGTTAATAAGCATGCAATATGGACTTTATCGGCAGCAGCTTTACAAGAGACTTATAAAGAGTTGCAAGAAGAAAAAGAAAAGGTTAGCGAGTTACAATCTATAATTAACAATTTTTCTAATCCTCATTATGGAAAAATTAGCAGATTTGTAAGCTTAGATATTGAATGCACAAACTCATGGCAAAACCAATTATACCCTGATTTTAATGGCGGTTTATTAAATGATATAGAAAGTTATGAGTATGCAACGCCTACATCCGCAATTAATTCTGGGTTTAAAGTTTTAAAAGACGGATATTACAAGGTTAGTTATACAATAGTAGCAACTAACAAAACGTATAGTAATAGAGCTAATTTGTTTATTAAGTTGTTAAAAAACAATATTAGTTTAGTTAGTAACAAGGGGCAATCTTATATATATAATAGGCACTTTAAATATAGTAAAAGTGGTTCGGCTAGTAATCAAACAATAATTTATTGCAAAAAAAATGACTGCTTAAAATTGAATATTACTATAGCAAAAAATGCAGCGGTTTTTGATGATAATTTAAAAGGAATTAATATTGATGCAGGGAGCGAGATAAATATTGAGTTTTTAGGATAAATAATAATAAATAATAATATTAACTATATAAATAGGTAGAATATGAGTTTGGAAAAAAATTTACATAGTGTTGAATTAACTGAATTGTATCAAAATGTTTTAGAAGCAGGTACAAATTACGATAATTTAGACACTACTTTTGCAGAATTAGAAGAATCTTTAAAGCTTAAATTAAAAAATAGAATTGATTCTTTAAAAGCTAATATAGAATATGAAGAGCAAGCAAGCGATGAAGAAAAAGCACAAATTGAAGCTTGGTACATTGCGGCGACAGAATAATTGATTAAAATAACAAATTAACTAAGCAATAAAACTATGTTTAGCATTAACAATATAGATTATAAAATAGCTCCCGTTAATTATATTCTTAGTATAGATTCAAGTGTTGAACCTATAACTTTAGATTATGTGAAAGATTATTTAAGAGTTTCTGGCACGGATGATGACACTTTACTAAGCGATTTAATAACTACTGCCCGAAATTACGGTGAAAAATATATTGGTAGAGATTTTATAAACAAAACTTACTTTTGTTATTTAGATTGTTTTCCTAATAGCTTTCATTCAATAGAGCTTAGAAAGTCAAAGCTTCAATCTATTGCATCAATAGAGTATTATAAAGATGATGTTTTAACAACGGTTGATAGCTCAATTTATTATTTTACTGATGAAAGTGAATATTCAACAATTAATTTAAAAACTACTGAAGGCTGGCCAAATGATGCAGACGACAGAAAGCAAGCTGTTAAAATTACTTTTATTAGTGGTTATGGAGCAACAGCTGAGGACGTGCCTCAAGGAATAAAATCAGCAATGCTTGCGCATATTGCAAATATGTATGAAAACAGAGGCGATTGCATGGATTGCGACACAGCATTTAAAAACTCAAAATCAAGCTCTTTATATGCACCTTACAGGCTAAGTAAAACAATGTTTGAGGCTATCAATGGCTTGTGGTAAAATATCGAGGAACAAAAGAAAAATCTGCATATCATATTATGATAAGAAGATAATTATTCAAAAACCTACTTACACGCCAAGCAACGCACCTAATACAAACGCAACGGCAGGATTTAGCAACATCAAGGAAGTTTGGGCTTTTGTCAAAAGTGTAAATCCATTCTCACCTCAAAACAGCACTAATAATAATTTGCAGACAATTACAACAGAGTTTTATGTAAGGTATGATTCAGGGATTATTATAGATGACACATTATACATTGAGTATAATTCAGAAAAATATCGAGTTACACAGATTGATAATATTGATTTAAAAAACGAAACTTTAGTTTTTAGAGCTATAAAAAGAGGGGACGAGGCCAAGCTTGCAAACTTAAGATAATGATTTTTGTAAAAAAAACCTCCGACAAAATAACTAATCATTTAAAGCAATCTTCTACCAAGTTTCATTATGGAGCAAGAAAAGGCTTTGATATAAACGGGCAGATGCTTGTAAAAAGTCTGAGGCATGAAATGACTCACGGAAGAAAAACAGGGCGCACATATAAAATTTATAGAGGTATAGGAGGAAGAGCTTTGAAAAGACCAAGACTCCATGTAGCATCAACAAAAGATGAGTTTCCAGCAGTGATCACAGGAAAGCTTAGACAATCAGTAGATTATAGAGTTTTAGGCAGCACCAAAATGAGATTTGGAGCTGGTGATGGTAGTATGGAATATGCAAAGATTCTAGAAGCAAGAAATGAATATCTAAAAAAGACTTTTATAAATCATAAAAGTCAGTTTAAAACTAATCTAAACAGACAAATTAAAAAGGCTTTAGGGTTTAAATAATGCAAGGTTCAAATATAACAAATAGATTAAAAGAAATTGTTGGTAAATATACGGACGACTTTAGCACAATTATTAACGTTTCAAGCTTAACCAGAACTTCAACAACAGCAACTTGCACAACAGCAACAGATCATAATTTAACAACAGGTGATTACATCACTATAAGAGGAGCGACAAATCCTATTACATTAACTTCATTAACAAGAGAGGGAAATGTTGCCACAGCGGTTGCAAGTGAAGCAACGGAATTATCAGACCCTATTAAATACGCTCAAGGAATTAGAGATTCTTTAACTGTAACAATATCGGGTTCAACGCCAACAGATTACAATGGGACTTTTAAGCTTTTATCAGTATCAGACGATAGATTGACTTTTACCTTTGAAATTTTGGAAACGCCTATAAGTCCGGCTACAGTTGCAGGTTATTTTTTGCAACCAGATTATGATGGTTATAATGGCTATAAACAAATTACAGTAATAGATAACACAAGTTTTAGTTATGATGTAGTAGATAGTTTAAACACGCCTGCACAAGGAACCATTGAGGTTTCTTCGCAAACAAGAATCGCGTGGGCTGCCACAGCGGAAAGAGCGGAGCAATTTTATACCTCTGATAGTATAACAACAAGCTATGAGAATTATATGTTTGTAGTTCTGGGGAGTAAGGCAGTGTATAAAGATGGGACTATTGCTAGTGATATAACCTCTTCTATTGAACAAAGCCAAGATTATTTTTTTCAGGCTGCTCAAGATTTTTCTATATACTTGTATATACCAAGTGAAAATGAAGTGTTGGGAGGGTTTGCATCTGATAAAGCTAGGGAATACGAAACTTTCATTTTAAAAAGTATAGCTAATTATAAGTTTGAAAGCGTTTTAACAGAGTCTTATTATGAGCCAGTCAATTATGTAGGAAATGAGGCGGATATTTATAATACTGCTTATTACGTCCATAGATACGACTTTACAGCACTTGGTTACGTCCAGCAAGAAGATACAATTGACTTAAACCCTGGCGTGCCTCTAAAAGCAATTGATGGAACTATTAAAGATAAAGACCTTGAATTTAAACCTAGCTTTTAACAAACTACTTTTTTTACACATATTTTAAATGGCGTTTTTAACGCTTTTTGATAATCTTATATTAATAATTGGCTATACGTTTATGAATTTAACAATACTTAAAATCATTACTCACAAAGGCATTAAATATTTACCAAGTCAAAAGGTAAGTGTTAAGTGTGATGATTACGGTATTCCTTTAGACTCATTTTGGAGAAAAAGGCTAAAAGATTCACAAATAGATAATTGCCTTGAAATAACAAAAACCAAGAAAGGTAAATAATGGGTTCTTCTTTTCCTTATCTAACAGCAAATTTACAATCTGCACAAACTGCAGCAACTCCTGGAGATCGTAGAATACTTTTGATAGGTCAAAAAGTTGGTGGTACAGCAACAAGCGGAGCTTTAGAGCAAGATTTTTTAAGTGATGCAAATTTTAATGATAAATTTGGTAGAACTTCACAAATAGCAAAGGCAGGAAGAGCTATTATAAAAGAATTGTCAATATCTAGAATTAAACCAACAGTTGATGCTATTGGGCTAGATGACAACGGTTCTGGGGTTGCGGCTACTGGTCAGGTCGCTTTCTCGGGAACTTCAACAGAGGCAGGAACAATAATTGTTTATGTTGACTCTTTAAATAGAAAATACTCTTTGACAGTTGCGAGTGGTGATACTGCAGCAACAATTGGTGCAGCTCTTGAAACTGCAATAACGGCTGATACTGATGCAGTTGTTACAGCTTCTAATTCAACTGGTACAGTAACTTTAACAGCGGTTAATGATGGAACGCAAGGAAACACAATTGGAGTTCAAGTCGATGGCACTGTTGCGGGAATTACAACAACAATTACAGCTTTTAGCGGTGGAGCTACTGATCCAAGCTTAACAGGTTTATTTGATGTTATTGATGGCATAAAATACTCAACTATTATTTACCCTCATGAATGGGGAGTAAGCGATTTAACTACTGAAACTGAGTCAAGATTTAATGTAGATAATAAAATATTAGATGGACTTGGTATTGCTTGCGAAACTAATACTTACGCAAATATTAACACAAACGCAGACTCTTACAATCAAAAAACACTAGGTTATATCGGAAATGCAAAAATTTCTGATACTAACTATGAAGGCGGTGCAATTTTTGAAAGCCCTTTGGTTATTGCTGCTAGGTTTGGAGCTTTAAGAGATTTAAGACTAACAGTCGGAGCAAACACTAGTTCAATTGTTACCAATGGTCAAAATATCGGAGGTTTCTTTTTTGGTGGTATTCCTTATCACAATACGCCATTTAAAAACCTTCCAGTGATTAAAACTGGTTATGACTTCACAGATGTTGAAGCAACTGAACTTGAAAGCTCAGGAGTTACTTTGTTAAGAAATAATCCAGCTAATACAGTTTTAATTTGTAATGAAGCGGTTACAACTTACAAAACAGACACTTTAGGCGCAACTGATACAACTTACAAATATATAAATTTCTTAGATACTCTTTCAATAGTTAGAGAATATATTTTTAACAATTTAAAAGCAGATCTTAGCCAGCACATATTAACTACTGGCGATCTCATAGCAGGTCGACCAATGATAAACAAAGAGGGTTTTGTTGCTATAATGATGGGCTATTATGCAACGCTTTCAGGATATAATGGCGACAATTCATATGTTTTATTAAGATCAGGTAGTGAAGAAAAAGACGATTTTAAAGATTCTTTGGACAGCGTAGCAATAACACTAAGCACTGGCACGATCACGGCCGAAAGCATAGCTAATATTGTTTCGCAAGTTCGAAATATAACTATAAACTTTACACCAACATTTGAGTAGGTTTTAAAATGGCAAAAGAAAAACAAGGTTCATTAACTATTAATACAAAAGTTATTAAATATGAAGGTAGAGTCAAGATACAGCCAGGATCAGCGACAAGGACTGGCTATCCTCAAGTAAACGGTTCTTTAGTTGTTATTGAGGATATAAGCACAAACATATCTAAAATTATTGTTCCTATAAGAGTGACCCCAGAAAGTAACAAAACTTTTGATGAGTTCTATAATAACGATGATAATAACATTATTACATTTAGAGATAAAAACTACTCAGGTTGCTTTATGGAAGTTTTGCCAGAAAGAGAAGACACGGAAGTTGTTGAATATGTCTTTATGGGAAATCCTGAAGCCTAAAGGAAGGGTACCCTGGTCAAGACATAATAGTTTAAAAAATCATTAAGAATTATCCAAAATACAAAACTTTGTATTGCAAAGCATATTATAAACAAAAAGACAATTTTTTTGGCTAGACCATTAAGGCATTGCATCAACTCTTGGTTTTCAGCTTCCTGCATATCTATTATTGATTGATACTTAATCTCCAAATCTTTTATTACTAGCAAAGTTTCATGATTAATAGTTTTTGAGTCTTTGTATATCTTAATAATGTTTTTTATAGCTTTGGTTTTGCTATTTTTGTTTTTACTTTTAGTTGATGTTTTTTTTGCAACTAAATCAAAAACTTTGCCAACTACATATTCAGCTCCAACAACCTTGGCAGCATTTTTAAATAATTTAAACATTGAATAACTTGAAAAGTTAATATTATA